CGGCTGCATCCCAAATGACACAGACCTTAAGGATGACTTACTTGGTCCAGAGTATGAGTTCAATAAATTAGAAAAAATTAAGCTAGAATCCAAAGACAAGATGAGAAAGAGGGGCGTAGCGAGCCCAGATAATGCCGACGCCTTGGCCTGTACGTTTGCGGTGAGAGTGGCCCGGCAGGATTTAAAGACGAGAAGAAACCCAGGCTTAGGTAAAAACAATACGAGGGTCGCCCGTGATACAGACTATAACATTTTTGGGTGATTACAGATTCCAGGTCGAGTCTCTTCCGGAAGTCATCGAAGAGTTAAAACCCATGTTTGCAGAGAACCACAGCGAGACCGGCATATACGATATGCCCTTTAACCCAGACTATGATCGGTTTTTAGACCTCGCAAAAGCCAACGGCCTTGAGTTTATGACTATTAGGCTCGAAGAGAAAGTTGTAGGATATGCGTTATTTTTCATTGATTACCAGATTTACCAGAAAGACGTACTGACTGCAGTCCAGTCTTTGACCTATATTGACCCAGGGCATCGCGGTATAGGGTACAAATTTATCAAGTTCTGTGATGACATATTAGAAGCGTTTGGTATTGATAGTGTCTGGCGACAAGCTTCGGAGAAAAAAGACATCAGTCCGATATATAAAAGGCTTGGTTACAGACTTGTCGAGAAAACTTACCTTAAGGAGTTTTAGGAAATGGGCGGCGGAAATCCTTTAAAGCAAATCGTGAATACCGTGACAGACGTGGTGACCAAACCATTCAGAGAAGTGGCCAGAGCCGTAGGCGCCGACGGGGTAGTGGATGCAGTTGACAGTGTCCGGGACACACAGCGCGGAGTGACCGGCGCAATCATTGATACCACTTCCGGAAAAGCTTCCCGAATGAAAAAAGACGCAAAGGCCGGAGCAGCGAAAGCCCAGCAGGAAGCGGATGCCGAAGCCGCTGGCGAAAAGAAAAGAGCCCAAGAGGCAGCCAACGCAAAAAGAGAAAGCGACAGAATGTCAGCCGGCGAGAAATCAAAGACTCTCCTTACAGGATCGAGTGGATTAGACGACGAAGAAAGTATCAGCCGACGTACTCTTAGGGGCTTCTAGTGAAGGGCGCCCTTCAAGAAAAAGCAGACGAAGTCTGCAAACGCTTTGAACAAGAAATGGGTCGCCGCGGAAATTTTGATAACCACTGGCAAGAAGTTAAGGACAGGATCTATCCGTCCACCTCTGGCTTTACGACAAAGCGAGAGTCCCAAGGTATTAAAAAAACCCAAGAACTTTATGATTCCTCGGGCGCCACAGCCTTGAACAGATTCGCCGCGATTATGGACTCGTACCTCACGCCTAGGAATAGCACCTGGCACCGAGTTCTTTCAGACGACGACGCTGTAAATAAAAATAGAGACGCAAGAATTTACTATGAAGACGTGACGAGAATTCTTTTTAAGCATCGTTATGCACCTGTGGCCAACTTCGCAGCCCAGAATTTGATGTACAATAAATCTATCGGGGCCTTCGGGAACTCGAGTATGTACATCGACGCAGCCGGCACCACGCCTGGACTAAGGTATAAAACTTGCCATTTAGGCGAGACTTATTTTATTGAAAATCATCAAGGAATAATCGACCAACTCCTACGTCACTTTTCCATGCGGGCAGATCAAGTCCTCGGTAAGTGGGGGGATAAGGCTCCGAAATTTATTCAGGAGCAGGCCGCGGTAGATCCAGGGCGAGAGTTTTGGTTTATCCATTGGGTGGGGCCGAACGAGGGTATAGACCCAGGTCGGGACGATTTCAGAGGTATGCCATGGTCATCGTTATATGTTTCGGTCACGGGCAAAGAAGGTATTGAAGAAGGCGGGTACAATACGTTCCCGTACACTCCGTCCAGATATGAGCAAAGCCCAGGTGAGGTTTATGGCCGCGGTCCGGCCATGGAAGTCTTACCTTCACTAAAGACTCTAAACGAGCAAAAGAAGACGTATTTAAAGCAAGGTCACCGAGCGGTCGATCCTGTACTGCTAGTCCACGACGACGGGGTACTGGATAATTTCTCACTGAAACCTGGCTATATGAATGCCGGGGGAGTGAATAAAGATGGCCGGCCCCTAGTCCACACCCTACCTTCTGGCAACATTGCTGCGGGTAAGGAAATGATGGACGAAGAAAGGGACATCATTAAGGATAATTTCCTTGTCACTTTATTTCAGATTTTAGTTGATTCGCCAGCCATGACGGCCACGGAAGTCCTTGAAAGAACTAGGGAAAAAGGGATCTTACTAGCTCCCACCTTTGGCCGGCAGGAGTCGGAACGCCTTGGTCCACAGATCGAGCGCGAGATAGATATCTTGTCTCAGCAAGGTTTGCTGCCGCCGATGCCTGGAATAGTGGCAGAGTCCGGCGCACAATTTAAAGTTGAGTATGACTCCCCGCTTTCCCGAGCCCAGAGAGCCGAAGAGGCTGCAGGACTGATGAGAACCATAGAGTCAGCTTTAAGCGTGACTCAGGCCACCGGGAACGCGCAGCCGCTTGACCATTTTAATTGGGATACTATTATACCGGAATTGTCGGATATCAATGCTGTGCCTATCCGCTGGCGCAATAGCATGGATCAAATCCAAGGAATACGCGAGGGCCGAGCCCAAGCCGAACAGCAACAGCAAATGATACAGGCCGCGCCGAGCGTGGCAGCTTTACAGAAGTCATCTAAATAAATTGCTGTGAGGGCGAATGGTTAAAGATGTTGTTGAGAAGGCGAAGATTATTCTTACGAGTAAGAAAGCCGCATATGAACGCACCTTCGATATAAATAATATGGATGTCCAGATAGTCTTAGAAGACCTGGCCCAGTTCTGCAGATCCAATGAAAGTACCTTCCACGAGGACCCGAGAGCCCATGCGCTCCTAGAGGGTCGCCGCGAAGTATGGCTTAGAATCCAAAAACATTTACAACTAACACCCGATGAACTTTGGGAAATAAACAGGAGAAAGTAATATGGAAACGGCACCCGTAGCAGCCCCAGCAGCCCCGGCAGCCCCGGCAGCGGCAGTAGAAACACCGGCAGCCCCAGCAGTCACACCTTCGGCGGCGGCAGCGCTATCGACCCCTGCAGTGGCCGCACCCCCAGTTGAGGCCCCAGTTGCGGCGCCGAAGGCCACGCCTTCTGTGAGCCCGCATTCAACAGAGACACCAAAGAGCACCTGGACGGAAGGACTCCCCGCAGATTTACAAGAATATGTTTCAGGCAAAGGCTTCCAAGATACGAAAGCGGTTCTTGAAAGTTATAGGAATCTCGAGAAGTTACGCGGCGTACCTCAAGAAAGACTTTTAAAATTACCGGAAAGCCCGGAGGCCGAAGGTTGGAACGATGTCTTTATGAAGCTCGGCAAGCCGGCGACATCAGAAGGTTATGGATTAGAAGTAGCGGAAGGCGGCGACCCAGCATTTACGAATTGGGCGAAAGATAATTTTCTTGAATTGAATCTCACAAAAGAACAAGGCACCGGACTTATTGAAAAGTTCAAAGCCTTCACGGCAGACGTAGAAGCCCGAGAGCAAGAAGCCTACACCCTAGAGGTGCAGGAGCAGACTCAGACTCTTAAGAGAGAATGGGGCAGCGCGTATGAACAGAATATAGCCAGAGCCCAGTCGGCCTACAGGCAGTTCGGTTTGAATGACAAAGCCCTATCCTCTCTAGAGAAAGCCGTTGGCTTTGATGGGGTAATGAAGTTCATGTTGGATCTAGGCAGCCGAGTTGGCGAGCATGGGTATGTTGGAAGCACTGGGTCAGACGGATTCGGCGACACCATTCTTACCCCGGTTCAGGCTAAGGAAAAGATCAAAGCACTTAAGGCCGACCCCGACTTTCGAGTTAGGTACTTGAAGGGCGAGACTAAAGCCAAGGCTGAGTTAAGCAGACTTCATCAAATGGCGTCAGCTTCCGATTGACACTTTAAGTTTTAAGTATAAACCTTAAGAGGATCTGTTGATAACCCGCGGAGAAATCCGTGGGCCAAATTGACGGCTGGATAAAGACAGCAACTTGACTCGGAGTTATCGAGCATGAAGCTGGCCCTGCACTGCGGACAAGCCCTTCGAAAAAGTAAGTAGTTTGACAATAACTTTTTTCAGGGGGATTCAGACAATGTCTGTTAATATTCCAAATCACTATGCACAGCAGTTCGCTACGAACATTGAAATGCTGTTGCAACAGAGGGATTCCCGTTTACGAGGCCGCGTTATGCAGGGCTCGTATATTGGGGAGCAAGCGTCGCCTGTCGATCAGATAGACGCCATAGAAATGCAGGAAGTGACTGGCCGTTTTGAAGCCATGGGTCGCGTGGATGCAGATACCGACAGACGTTGGGTCTTGCCACTAGATTTCGATCTTCCGCAGTTGATTGATAGTTTTGATAAGCTTCGTCTTATCACAGACCCTCAGTCGATCTATGTAACCAACGCCGCGAGTGCAGCTATGAGAAAGATGGATGATATAATCATCAACGCTTTTTTCGGCACCTCGAAAACCGGCAAATCAGGTTCTGCAAGTACCACGTTCCCGTCAGCCCAACAGGTTGCAGTGAATCAAGGTGCGAGTGGTAACACTGGCTTGACCGTGGCAAAACTTCGTGAAGCTCGTCGCTTACTTCGTGCAGCGGAAGTCGATCTTGACCAGGAGCCAATCACAGCCGTGATTTCTTCTATTCAAGAAGATAACCTGCTTGCAGAGGCTCAAGTTATTAGCTTGGATTTCAATGACCGCCCGGTTCTTGTGGATGGAAAATTGAAGTCGTTTTTAGGAATTGAATTCGTTCACTCTGAGCGTCTTAATGTTGATGGAAATAGCTACCGCAGAGTACCTGTGTTCGCTAAATCTGGAATGCACTTAGGCATTTGGAATGACATTACCACTGACATTTCGCAAAGAAAAGACCTCAAGGGATTGCCTTGGCAGACATATGTATATATGACTGTTGGTGCTACGCGCATCGAGGAAAAGAAAATTGCCGAAATTAAGTGTGCGGAATAAGGGGGATTAGATGGCTACAGTATCAGTTTATTCGACTGCAATTACTAATCGCAACGCTACTCCGAGAGTCTTAAACAACGCTCGAATTTCCAAGGGGGCTATGCAATTAGTAGCCGGAACCGTGGAAGCAAGTGCTGCCGATGACATTGGATCAAAGTATTTCTTTTGCACGCTGCCTTCAAACGCTCGTGTTGCTCAAGTGCTTTTATCTTGTGACGACGTTGGCTCTACGGGCTTAGTTGACATCGGTATTTATCAGACGACAGCCAACGGCGCTGCCGTTGTGGATGCTGATTTCTTCGCGAGTGCTCAAGCTTTAACGACTGCTTTAGGTCAGACGGATATCACATTCGAAACCGCAGGGGCTAACGCTTCTTACGGCGTAGACGATATCGAGAAACCTTTGTGGGAAGCTCTAGGTCTTACAGTTGATTCAAAAATCGACTATGACGTAGTGGCGACAGCCACAGAAGCGGTAGAACTTGCGGGGACAATATCCTTACAAGTTTCATACGCAATCTAAATTTATTGAGGGCGGGATAAAACCCGCCTTCAAAATTTTATAGGAGAGCCCAATGGCTACAAGAATTTATGGAATGTCTGTAGGTGTAGGTGAGTTTGCGGTAACTGAGGGCGTTGGTTCTGCAGTAGCAGCCGACACTGTTGAAGTTACGGTCGAACTCGCCACTACCGGAGTCAACGCTGGCGGCTCCACTAGAGCTATCAGTAAAGAAGAGGTTCTAGATGCGTTAGAGAAAATTAAGAATCACATTATAAAAGGCAATTGGCTGCCAGCTTAAGGAGTGAGACATGGCTTCAAGTGAAGCAATCGTTTTATTAGAAAATGCAGGCACCGGGAACGGCGAGGATGTGCGCATTCAAGGTGGACACTATTCGTATGTAGGTGAGTCTACTTTTGGCGGGGGAGCGGTTAAGCTTCAAATAAAACTGCCACAAAATACGTATGCCGACGTAGCGTCTGTGACTTTGTCTGCAGCCGGCATCGTAAATACTTTCTTACCGCCGGGGACTTATAGAGCCGTGGCCACAACTGCGACTGCGAATTACTATAGACTTGTTAGAATTCCGTACTAGGGGGTTGAATGGCATCAGACGTAGGCATAGCGAATAGGGGATTGCAGCACTTAGGTGCCTCGACAATCGTAAACTTGACTGATGATTCAGTCACGGCCCGCGCTATGAATCTTGCTTTTGAGCCTGTGAA